TAGACGAGTCACAAGATCTATGCGACGAAGAAGACAAGTGGAGATGGCATACTCTGGAAGAGTACCCGCACTGGGTAACAACCCAACACCAAGAGAACGACGCATGTTCATTAGAGACATGCGATTCTACCAAGCTTTACCGCGCGGAGGAAATGGTCGAAGATTATTTCAATAGTGTTGACGTGTAATTGTTAAAAAGTTAAACATTTTCAGTATATCCTACAGTTGTTCTTGTATCATCATTGTAAAACACTTGATTAGCAGGCAAAACATTAGTAAGCGAAGCCGTATCCTTGAAAACAACTCTACGCTTAATGTTCTTCACAGACAAAGTGACAGTACGATCTTGTATGTAACTATACTGATGATCCGAATAGTTTACATCGTTAAAGCCTGCAGTTGTACCATTGTTCACTTGCCCTTTTGATATGATGATGCAGTACAAAGTTACATAAGGAATGGCATCATATTTAACCATATCTTCCCAAGCAACAGTCTTGTTTTGAGCAAATGACATGGCAACCTTCTTAGAGATGCCTGGCTCTAAAACAAAGTTGTCTTTAGCAAGGATCTTCCAATATCTTGAAAACTCGTACTTTGTACTATTCTTGTAAGGTCGATCACCAGGTTGTGCTATGTTCAGAGCACCACCAGTAGGCAACGCAGGGTTAGAATTGATAGCTAACTGCGCATGAGTATTGCATTGTTGCCAATTCAAAACTGGATCAGTAACATTGGTACTTTCACTATCATGAATAAAGCGATTTGGAGTAAGCCAAAGTACCTCAAATTCTGTAGTTGCTGAACATGTATTAACCATAGTCAGCCTCCAATACAAAGACTTGAGTTTATGCTGATATGCTTGATTCTTCCAAGTGTTTGCATCAGCATTAGTAGGAATTGCTGTATCGCCATTAGTACTTGAAGTATAATAAGCATCACGAGCTTTAGAACAAAGAGTAGCAAAATCACCAACATTCATACATGCAATAAAGTTAACATGTTGGCTGTTTGCTCCAACTAAACCATATGCTGCAGTGGATGTATCATACCCACCAGGAATCGCAGATTTAACAGTATAAGGAGGATACATAAAATCCGCAACCTTCTCTTGAAAGGTTTTCTTTTTGTCTTTCTTGACAACAGAATGTGAAGAGGAAGGAGCATAGCCGAGACCCATCATCATCGAAGGACGACGAGGAGTTGATCTACGAACTAAACGCTTTTTAGAGCGCGAAACAGGAGTAATACGACGACGTAAACGTGACATGTTAAGAGTTAACAATTTATTTATGTTTCTATCAAATTAAAAAGGTCTTCCCATTCATCAATAGCATCTTCAAGATCCATCTGGGAAGCAAGTCTCGGGCCTAAAACAGATTGTGCCGAAGCTGGAGTAAAATTCGGAGCGTATTGTTCACCTACAAAAACAACTTTAAATCTTCTGTTTAAAGCATCTCTAGTCTCTTGATCTTCCCAAATCTGTTCAATAGAGTATTGGGAAGTAACAACAATAACATCTGGGCGAATGTTAATAGCTCCACCTTTGTTTTCTGCAATGAAAGAGTAGCGATCAGCCCATCTCTTCAAATGATGGCCTAAAACAGAGTGATCCTTGCCAAAGTCATCAATTAGCGCATACTTCTCGCCTTGATAACCATCCCACCATTTGTTACACATCTTGTCGTAAGAATTGGGATATTCTGCTCGAGCTTTGCGAGACTTTCCAACTCCTGCTGGTCCATAAATCCATACTCCACAGACGTCTCCAAGATCGACTGGCTTGTCCATATAGTCCTTCTTGATCCTAACCAAAGTATTGTAACAACGGACGAATATGTCACCAGGGATATCATCAAGATTACCAGCCATTGCAGCACGTTTTGCTTCTTCATACCTTTCAACTTCGCAATCGCCCTTATCCTTTTGAGAAAGCGGTTTGTCTCCCTTCTCAAAGACATCGGCGTCTCTTCCATAGTTAAGACCATTCTTTCCATCCAGTTCATACTCAGCTTTGGGCTGGGCACCTTTCTTGCAATATAGAATGTTCTTCTCAGTTGATGCAATGGCAGCTTCAAGATGCACAGACTGCGGAAACAACGACTTGACGCCGTTAAAAGCTCGGCTGTTCTTGAAGTAAATATATCCCTGCAAATGGGGAGTACCAGATTCACCAACCTCCTTACCAAACACGAGATACTTGCACTCAATGCCCTTAACATGCTCTACTTGTTCAACAGTATAGTTGTTCAAAGTAAACACCCAATCACGTCTCTTTACTCCTTCTGGCATTGTATTGCAATATTGTATTGATTTATGGGACGGCACACTAGGTCAACACACATAGTTAGAGCCTCTCAGGGTCCCAGGGTCCCAGGCTCCTAAAAGACACTGACACACTAGGTCATGGGTAATACTGTACCATGACCTTGTGTTCCGATAGCGTCCTAAGCTCTCAGAGAACAGCGTCCTAAGCTCTCAGCCGCTATCTCCGGCCCCCCCCCCGCAAGCGGGGACCCCAGCGGGGGGCACTCCGCATTTTTAAGATAGGAATCATATTTTTTTGTTCTGGCAGGATGTCTTCTTTTTGTCAATTCCATAATATTAATCACGTCACCTGGGTTATGTGTCCACGTTGTTTTGACACACTTCTCACAATTCTAAACAATCACTGTTCTACAGGTCAAGTCAATTCTATTCTTGCTATTTTGTTAGGCGACGGTCAAGGATGCCACCAAGAAGAACCTTCAGGCGTATGGCGGCTCGAGGAAGTGCGCCATTTGTCAGTGCCACGAGAGCAGTCCGAGCACTCAGAATGCGAAACCTCATGCGAAGAGGTTTCAACACAGCTAGACGAGTCACAAGATCTATGCGACGAAGAAGACAAGTGGAGATGGCATACTCTGGAAGAGTACCCGCACTGGGTAACAACCCAACACCAAGAGAACGACGCATGTTCATTAGAGACATG